CATTGTGCTCGTGTTCCGGAACGTGCTCCTTTAGGGTTGGCAGCAAGAACTATCGTGACTGTTCCTTCAGTCGCGACTGAAATGATCGTAGCGTACGAAACATCTGACCCATATGAAGTGGGCCCGGGGGTGCTCTTCACGCGTCCGTGAAGCGGTTCGCCTACCTCCAAGTCTCTCTGGCCACTTTCCAAAAGTTTCGGGTAGAGTTTTAGAGAATTCGGGTAGAGTTCCATGATTCTAACGATAGATACCTAGATCTCGGAAGATAATTCCAATTATAGTGTGTCCCTAATATAGACAATTCATTGTTCTGGGCATTCCTATGACTAACAATAGTCATTGTATTGCGTTTGTATTTTCTAGATGATATGTTGTAAGTCCTTGGCTCGTAATAACCTAGGATAATGTTACGACAGAGAATATTGCGTTATTGACATTTTTCAATTTTCATGGTTTTTCAATCAGAAATCAATAGGTAGGATGCAGATCACTACCTCTGGAATAATACGATAGGGTGATACATCATCTAACGACTATAAAACTGCACAAAATATATTATTTTTGAAAAATATCAATAATCAAATATATACTATGAACAGAGATTCATAAATACTTAATAATCAATAATTTGTAACATATTGGGGAACATATTTCTCTCGTGAGGGCGCAAAATTATTAGTATTAAGAGAAACAATTCACTTGTATAGAGTGTAAGGGGAAGGATGTGGGTATCGGGGAAGAGGTCAGTCCCTGATTATCCTGTTTTCACGGAGTAGGACCATGGGTCATAGTCCCTGTGTGTCAAGACGTCAACATGTGCCATCGCCAGAGGAGATTAGAGAGATCCTCGAGGCCAAGAGGAGGGGAGTTCCCATCCAGCAGCAGGAGAACATGTTCGCTGTCAAGCAGAAGTGTAGTGACCTGACCACGAGGGTCGCGAAACTTCAGGATCAGCTCGCGGATACCAAGGTGGGTAACCGCGCGATGCGAATAACACTCGACCACGTGTTAGAGAAGCATGGAGTTGAGCCCGCGGAGGAGTTAATTAGGATTGCTCAAGCCACTACCCCGGAGGGGCACTACCTGGCATCACTAGAGCTGAGAAAATCGATCTGGGCTGAGTTATTGGCATACCGAATGCCAAGATTGCGGTCGACTGAGGTGTCCGGTACAGTGGATCACTCAATGACCATCAAGGTGGTGCAGTTCAGCAAGGATGGTGGTGAGAAGCTCATAGAGGAGCGCGTGATTGACGTGGAGGCGAGCGACGCGGAGGCATCAGGTGGCTGAGATCACGCTCCCCTACAACTATCGGCCCAGGTCCTACCAGCTCCCATCATGGGAGTTCTTTCAGAGGAATATCGAGGGCCTTCGGGGCGTTAATCTGTGGCATCGACGCGCCGGCAAGGACCTATTCGCCATCAATCTAGTAGCGGTGAAGCACCTGCAGCGGAGGGGAATGTACTGGCACCTACTCCCCACTTACAAGCAGGGTCGCAGTATCGTCTGGAATGGATTCACTAGGGATGGTCGAAGCTTCCTGTCCCACTTCCCCAAGGAGATTGTCTCCGAGAAGAACAAGACGGAGATGAAGGTGACTTTCACGAATGGGTCGATGTACCAGGTCGTGGGCACGGATGATGTGAATAGCCTAGTGGGAACGAACCCAGTTGGCTGCATCTTCAGCGAGTACTCCCTCCATGACCCTGGCGCCTGGGATTACCTGCGACCAATTCTCGCGGAGAATGGCGGGTGGGCGTTATTCATCTACACCTCGCGAGGTAAGAATCATGGCTATCGGATGTATGAGATGGCCAGGAAGAATAAGCGATGGCATTGCGAGAAGTTGATAGCGGGCAATGAGGGCACCAAACGTGATGACGGGACGCCAGTGATCAGTGACCAGATCATACAGCAGGAGCGTGAGGAGGGGATGACGGAGGAGATGATCCAGCAGGAGTTCTACCTGTCATTCGACGCACCGCTCGTCGGGTCATACTTTGGGAAGCAGATGATGTTCCTCGACAGTAATAAGAGGATCTGCAAGGTGCCATGGGATCCGAACCTGCCAGTGCACACAGCGTGGGATCTTGGAATTGACGATGAGATGGTGGTGTGGTTCGTGCAGGAGTATGGCATGGAGGTTCGGGTGATAGATCACTGGAAAGCGTCCGGTGAGTCGATCATATCGGCGATACGGATGCTCCGAGGCAAGGACAACTGTATCATTAAGCCGGGTGAGAGGGATGGGACGCACCGGGCGGAGTACGTTTATGGGAAGCACTACGCGCCTCACGACATAGTGGTGCGAGAGATGACTAGTGGCAAGGCGAGGATAGACACGGCAGCTGAGCACGGGATACGTTTCACTGTGGTGGATAAGCACGAGGTCGAGGATGGCATCGAGGCGTGCAGGCAATTACTGCCGATGTGCTGGTTCGATGAGGAGTTGACTGATCGCGGGGTGCAGGCCCTGAAGAGCTACCGCAAGGAGTTCGATGAGCGCAACAAGACCTTTAAGAATTCGCCGCTGCACGACTGGTCGTCGCATGACGCGGATGCATTCAGGACGTATGCGTGGGGCAGGAAGCCCCATAAGCGCAACCAGGACAAGCCACAGCGACGTGCCAAGGATGACTTCAACTACCTGGGATGACCATAATAACAATGGATGAATTATCCCGTTTACTCCACATGCCGAAGTGTGGTACACTCTCGCCGTATGAGCGAGCCTGTCAGGTATATACACGTGTCCCCTGCGCGAGAACATTCGCCCAAGACATTGACTTGCACCTTAGGTGGGGGTACGTGTACTGCACGCCGGCGTTCTTCGCCATGGGGCGACCGGTGGTTGCTCACGCACCCGCTAGGTTGGTTTATGATCCTAGTGTTACTTTCAATCATCCTGATTGTTGGCATGTTTATCTGGTCGCTGGTGACATCCGAGGGGCGATTGATCTTCACCAGTCCCTGTCTCCCCTACCTTGGATTAGTTTCGAGCATCCCGTTCTGCGGTTCTATCGGACAGAGGTCCTCATCGATCGCCTGCGTCGTCAGATTCTTCGCGAAGGGCGGCGGGCCGGATCCTGTGCCACCACCTCCACCACAGGTCCCAACACTGCCGTCTGATAACTTCATGGGTATGTTCAGGAAGAAGCAGGCCGCGGCCAGTAGGGGGTTCACATCAACGATACTCACTGGGTCCTCCATGGGATCGCCCGATGTTCCCAAGTATGAGCGACCCAAGTCGCTGCTCGGGGGTGCTAAGTGAGTTTAGAGACCCTGGAGGATCAGGTATCCGCGAAGGTGTCCGGGCTGATCGACGCGAGGAGACCCTATGAGGCGAACTGGCAAGACATCCGAGAGCTCGTCCGTCCAGGCTCCTCAGACTTTGGTGTCAAGACGGCGCCGGGTCAGGCTCGGACGGATAACATCTACGACGGCACCGCCCCTGGCGCCAATGACGAGCTCGCCTCGGGACTGCACTCATATCTCACCAACCCAGTCGAGCGGTGGTTCTCACTGGGCGTCGCTGGGTGGGGTGAGGACGATTACGATGAGGATGCACTAGCATGGCTCGAGTACGTCTCAGACCTGATCTATGGGCAGTACAACTCTGAGGAGTCCGGGTTCAACACGGCGATGCATGAGATCTATCTCGACATCGGAGCGTTCGGGACTGGTAACGTGTATCAGGAGTACTCTGGGAGCAAGCAGAATCTCACATTCAAGTCGATCGCCCTAGGGGATAGCTACCTGGGTGAGGACAAGGATGGTAAGATTGATACTGTGTGTCGTCAGCAGGAGCACACCGTCAGGCAGCTCCGGCAGGAGTATGGTGAGTTGCCTGAGAACCTGTCCAAGAAGGTCAAGACTGAGAGTGACAAGTTCGTAGTGGCCCACACAGTGTTTCCACGGACTGATCGCGATGTCACCAAGCTCGACGCCCGGAATAAGCGATTCGCGAGCATTCACATGTGCGTGGAGACCCGCGAGATCCTGAAGATCTCTGGGTATGACATGCAGCCATTCCACACGTGCCGCTGGAGCAAACTGTCCAATGAGGTGTATGGGCGTGGCCCAGCGATTGGGTGTCTGCCCGATATTCGGATGCTCAACGTGATGGAGCGCACTCTGATCAAGGCTGGTCAGAAGCGAGCGGACCCACCGCTGCTCGTCCCCGATGAGGGCTACATGCTCCCCATCGAGACGGCCCCGGGGTCATTGAATTTTCGTGAGCCGAACGCGCCAGACATCATAGCACTTGAGCATAGGGGAGATCTCCAGTGGGGTCTTGAGCAAGCTGAGCAGAAGCGGGAGTACATCAAGAAGTGCTTCCACGCTGACTGGCTCCGCATGGAGAAGGAGAACAAGGAGATGACTGCCTTTGAGGTCGATGACCGCCGTAAGGAGAAGCTCTCACTCTTGGCTCCCAAGCTCGGTCGCGTGCAGAGTGAGATGCTCTCACCAATGGTTGGTCGATCCTACGCACTGCTTCACGGTCGTGGCTCATTCCCACCAGCTCCCCTGAGTATCCAACGCAAGAAGCTGGTCGTGGTCTACGTGTCACCGGCCGCGCGAGCGCAGTATGCTGGCAAGGCGCGTGAGATGAGCGCGTACGTTCAGGAGGTGTTGCCATTCGTGCAGGTGTATCCGGCGATCCTTGACAACATCGACCTGGACAAGTTCGCCAAGAAGTTGGCCCAGTACCGAGGAACTCCGCGGACCGTCTTCCGGGATGAGCAATCCGTCGCCGCTATGAGGCAGCAGCGAGCTGAGCAGGAGCAGCAGCAGCAGATGATCGCCCAGGCTGAGTCCGCCTCGAAGTCTATCGCGAATATTGCCAAGGCCCAGTCAACCACTGGAATATGAGTAAGTTCGCAGATAAGATCCGTGACATGCTCACGGTGCATGAGGCGTACCAGACGGTGTTCTCCTCGCCGCAGGGCCAGCGAGTGCTCAGGCATATCCTGCAGAATAATTTCGTGATGTCCCCGGCCCACGTGGCTGGGGATCCCCACACGTCAGCCATGCGTGAGGGGCAGAGAATCTGCGCGATGCAGATCCTGAGGCATTTCACGAGGGACCATGGTGAGATTCAGCGACAGCTGACTAAGATGATGGAGGAACGAGATGAGCGCACTTAACCCCGGAGCTGGAGGACCAGCGACCACACCGCCAGCCGCCCCCGCATGGATGACTGGAGCTAACTTACCACCAGAGCTGTCAGGCGACGCCATACTTGCGTCGGTCCCCGACATCCCGACATTGGCGAAGAATTATGTTCATGCCCAGCGCATGGTTGGGACTGACAAGATCGCGAAGCCCCAGGCCACCTGGAAGCCTGAGCAGTGGTCTGAGTTCTACAACTCCATTGGCAGACCTGACGCGGCTGATAAGTATAAGCTGCCGCTCGACAAGGTCAAGACAATGGGATTGGAGATCGCCCCGGAGCGCCTAGCTAAGGCCACCCAGAAATTTCATGAGCTCGGTCTCACGGATGCCCAAGCCGCTGGGATGTTTGAGTACTACGCCGGGACTCTGAATGAGACCACCCAGGCTGAGACGCAGTTTCGTGAATCCAAGCGCACCGCCGCCGAGGCCGCGCTCAAGCAGGAGCATGGTGACAAGTACCCAGCCGTGCTCGACCTCGCCAGGTCAGTGGTTCGTAAGTTCGGGGATCCTGACGGGAACTTTGTGAAGTTCCTCGACGAGTCTGGCATGGGTGACGATCCGAATCTCATCAGGTTCCTGCACGGTATCGCGAAGACGATCTCTGAGGACACCCTCCCACAGGGCGGTAGCATCCTACCACTCAAGGACTCCACGTCCGCGATGAATGAGATTAACAAGCTTGTTCAGGACAAGGACTTCCAGACAGCCCTGACTAAGGCGAATGCCCCTGGTCATCAGGAGGCGGTTGCTCGCTGGCTGAAGCTTCATGAGGTCGCCCACCCGGGGAAGGTGACCTAACTGTCTGTCAGTTTGGTTATTGAATTATCCCGTTTACTCCTAGATCCTGATGTGTTACAGTCCTACCAGCCGGGCAACCCGTCGTGGGTCTGGCTGGACGCGCTGGAAGTAAGCGCCGCGTAAGCGAGCGGTCTCGTTAGGGCGAGTCTCCGATGAGGGGGCAACTCTGCCTGCTAATAGTGAATGGCAGAGCAAAAATCGTATGTCTTTTGACGTAGATAAGGCCCTAGTCCAGTCGTATAAGCGGAACATCGAGCTCAAGTTCCAACAGGAGGGATCCCGTCTCCGGCAGTATGTCCGGAATGAGACCCAGAGCGCGGAGTTTGACTTCTACGATCGGATCACGGCGACAGAGGCGACTGAGGTGACCACCCGACACGGTGACACACCGCTGATCTCCACACCACATGACCGTCGGCGCGTAGCGCTGCGGGACTTCGACTGGGCTGACATGATCGACAAGAAGGATAAGATCCGCATGTTGGCAGACCCCACCTCCTCGTACACCACTAACGCCGTCTGGGCCCTCGGGCGTAAGATGGACGACGTGATCATCGAGGCGGCGTTCGGAACATCGTACACTGGCAAGACTGGTGCCACGGCGGTAACATTCGCCTCGGCGAGTGAGATCGCGGTGAACTACGTAGAGGCTGGTTCGGCGGCTGACTCCAACCTCACGGTTGGTAAGCTTCGACGCGCGCGGTACCTCCTGGACAAGGCTGAGGTCACCACTGATAGTGAGTACGATCTCGTGCTCGTCATTGATCCCTCACAGGTTCAGGCGATGCTCAAGACGACTGAGGTCACGTCCAGTGACTACAACACGATCAAGGCCCTGGTCAATGGCGAGATTGACACGTGGATGGGATTCAAGTGGGTGAAGAGCAATCGACTCCCGGTTGATTCGAACAACGTTCGGAGCTGTATGGCTTTTGAGCGTGGAGGTCTCCTCCTGGCGACGGGTGCCGAGGTGATGGTGGACGTTGGACCGCGCCGTGATAAGCGCAATAGCGTCCAAGTGTATGTCTGTGGCTCCTTCGGTGCTTCCCGCATGTGGGAGGAGAAGGTGCTGCGGATCAAGTGCGACGAGGACCTCTAACCTATGGCCACCTTCAAGATCACCGTTGAGAGGGTTGACCCCGGAGCGACTGTCACGCAGGGTGCGCCGGTGTGGGATAATCTCACATCTCCGTACATATTCCCTGTGCCGACAGCTGCTCGGTGTCCACTACACTTCATCACGACCATTAGCGACACTCAGCTGCTGGGGGTGTTCAGGTACCTGGGCTTGATGCAGGGTGGGTTCTCCACCTCGGCCATTGAGACAGCAATACTGGGTCAAATTGAGGGTTAACTTATGGCTGTTCGATACAAATTGATCGCGAAACCGTACGATGGACCTGTCACTGGCGAGAGGATCGTCCAGGCGTCTGGTGCCCCACTTCAACAGCAGGAGATAGGTAACTGTCCCTCTGTTCCAGCGGGAAATAATCTAGTAGTTCTGCAGTCACTGGTGTCTAACACAGTGGATGCTGGAACTGCCCAGAGAACCGGACTGCTCGGATACCTCGCGGCAATACAGGCTGGGACGGTCACGACCACCGTGGAGACAGCCATAGCGGCACTCTAGAACCACTAACGATAAGGAACGAACAAATATGGCAGCAACAACAATTGCGAGCTACTCGGATGAGATCACGCTTGGGCGTGCTCCACTCTACGCACCAATGAAGCCGAACGTTTACGAGGGACGCGTCCGGACGAGTAACTTCACCCTCACTCTGGCGTCCCAGACGTCCGGAACATCGATCGCCGTGATGAAACTTCCAAAGGGTGCTCGCATCCTTGGCGGTATCCTCGCGGCAAGTGCCACCCTCGCTAATAGTGCGACCCTCGCGGTCGGACTCGCGGCGGTGGATGGCACGGGTTTGATTGATGACGGCACGATCAAGAGCCCGGCGGGTGCCGCGGCGACTGGCACGGCGCTCTCTGACGCGACGACCTATCTGAAGGCCGCCGCAGCTCAGGGTGCCACGCAGGTC